CAGAATGCGGTCTCTACGCTATGAATTTAAGGTCTCAGAACATACAAAATTTCTTAAAAGAATTCCAGCGCATGTATGATGATGCCGAACGTGGAATTTTTATTCTAGAAGAATGGCATGATAGTTTTGTATTTGATGCTGTACGTGTGAAATTTCCACAGATGCGACAGTTAGATTGGGCTGCCCATCTGCATGACTTACGGCCAGCACCAGGAATGAGTTCAGGTGAAGGCCATCCACTGATTAACAGTGACTGGGGTGCATGGTTAGATCATCTAAAAGGTTCAAGAAAGACTCTTGGTCGCAGTAAGCGAGAAGATTTAAAGGTTCAAAGAACAGAATCATACTGGCGATAATTTCATGCATAACTTTCTTTGTGTTGAGAAATACGGGAGTGCATCATTCTCAAACGGTAGCAATGGAAAAATTGTTTCTGTTGATGAAGCATTATCTGATATATCCTTACCACTCTGCTGGGCAGGATCGCACAAAGAAGTATTATATCAGCACTGTATCGAGAATAATAGAAAATTTTATAATTTAGACACCGGATATTTTGGAAATATCAAAAGAAAAGAAATAATTAGAGTATCTATAAACGATTTTCAAGATCAGAGTCCAATAGTTGATAGGCTCGATGATAGACTGAAATTACTATCTCTCGAAATTCAAGACTTTGTCAGGGGAGCAACAATAGTAATTGTTCCGCCCGATGAAAAAATTTCTAAAAGTTTTAAATTACCAGATAATTGGGTTGAAAAGACTCAAGAAGAAATAAAAAAATATTCTGATCGTCCTATAAAGATAAGAAACAGACCGGGTCCGAGAAATGACAGACTTAAGTCTGACACTTTTAACGATTTTATTGAAAACGACACACACGTGGTTGTTGGCTACTCGTCAAACGCACTAGTTGAAGCAGTGTTATGCGGAATTCCAGTCATTGCATTAGGCCATTCGGCCACAACAAGTTTAATGAATTACAAACTTTCAGATATAGAAAATATTTCTAATATAGATCAAGAAAAAAGATACTCTTGGTTAAAGCATCTTTCTTATAGACAATTTTCTCATAAAGAATTAGAGAACGGGCTCGCTTGGGAATTATTAACCTCCGAATCTAGTAGCGTACGGTCCGGGACCTAAGTATCGACCAAATTGGGATTTGTCAGCCGGAGCATTGTGTCCAACTGTTGGTGCCCAAAGGAAAACTCTTTTACTTTTGGTATAGATGGTTTCGTATTTTAATGATTCCATAAATTCGCAACATGTATCGATGTCCTGATTAACTTCAAAAATCACCCAAGGCTGCTGTGAACGAATAAGATGTTCGGCGCCTTTTAGAACTTCTAATTCCCAACCTTGTACATCTATTTTAATAAGATCAACGTCTGGTAAATGTTCATTATCTAATTTGACCACCGGTACTGCGTATGATGCACCGACTCCTTCTCTACATAGTTTTCCATCGCCGCAATTTTTTCCTGCCTGATGAAAGTCGGCTGTGCCTTCAAAATCAGCCACAGCTTTGGTTCGAATATCAATAGCAGTTCCAACATTTGCCTTTAGACATTCGATGTTTTGTTTAGACGGTTCGTAGCCAACAACATTCTTAAATTTTCCAATCAAAGGAAAACTCCAAATACCCACGTTTGCTCCAACATCGACAAATGTTCTTTTATTAGGCAGATGTTCTAATATCTGATTTCGAAATTTACCTTCATACGACGGATTACTCTTGTCAACATCGTTCTCTAGAACAAAACTGATCTTCTTATCGTCATCCGGCACGTACCAACCATTATGCATTAATCTCATATATACCTCTTAAAAAAATTCCATGCATCGCCCGAACGTAGTTCTTCAAAATTCCAATGACACATTGCGATGCGTTCAATCCATGATTGTCTATCCAACATCTCAGGATTTTCTAACAATCCAAGATCGATGTTAGCCACGCCATAAGTCTGGCTGTGTTGTGGCAGCGGATCTGTGATGAATGCTGGTATTCCCTCAATTAAACTGGCTACACTAGGACTGCTGTTATATACCACAGTAGCCCATGCATTTCTTAAATCATCAATTAATCGTTCATTGGTACTCAGTTGTACACCTTTGCCGTATATTTTTAATATTGATTTGATTTTTTTATCTCCAGGATGAGTTCGCACGATGATAGGACGTTTTCTACTATGTTGCCTAATTTGTGTTATGGTCTGATCTAGCCATGTCTGCACACCGACACCGCCCATGCTCCACCCGCCGTGTCTTTGCAGACAGATCAATATATGATTGCCCTGTGTTCTCCAAGGTTTCAAACTGATATTGAGATCCTGACTTATTTTCTGCCAGCGAGTAGAATCGATATCACGATCAAAATAAAATCCTGTGGTTGGAAACACTCCGTCGAAACTGTATCTTAGATAAGTTTTAGTATTATTTGGATCTGCGTATAAAAAGAGATTACTGTCTACGATAAGACTTCGACGATTTGTGTTCTTCTGTAAATTCACAGCATCTTGTCTTAATTGCAGATGAGGTGCAGATTTGCCATGTTCATGCACAAATCCCTGTATCAATGCAACATCACAAGATATCGCATGCATTCCTTGATGCTGTATAGCGGTATCGCCGGATGCACGAACTCCTTGACAGAAATTATCTAAAATCTGAGGCTTCTCTGGATTTTGATTATTAGGCGGAATCCCAGCATAGTAGGCCACTGCTGTTAGATTAGACATTGTGATGTCGCCTCACAATGTCTAAGGCAGTGCCGTCCATTAATTCATCAAAGGTAAATTGGCAATAGCTGAGCCAGGCCAACCAATCTCCTAGCGGTCCATAATAGAGATTGTTTATTTCACTAAGACTATTTCTAGTTACAGAATTACTAACATGCTTGTCTAAGGTAATCGCCGGAACTCCTGCCCAGATAGATTCCACCGCACTGTTAGAATTAATACTAATAGTACAGTAATAGTCGCCATCTAATAGCTGTTGATACAAACTGGTTCTAGTTTTTTTATTTGTCTTTGATCTAAATTCTATAGGACGATCTGTGTATTTTTTTAATTCTTCTGCTACCTGTTGACCCCAAGACTTAGCCTCAACATGAAATATACCGGCAGCGAATTCTCCGGGTTCTACAATTAAGATCTTAGAACCATCTTTGCGCCAAGGTCGAGGAAAACTTGTGAAGTTTGATAATCTGTTTGCCGGTGCCACAAAACTTTGATTGAAGTGTAGATGATTTCGAGTTAATCTATGCCACTTCTTATTGGGCTCTATAAAATTGGTGTAGCCGCTGTCAATGAACCAAAAAGGCAGATTGTGATCTATTTTATTTACAAGTATCTGTTCGTTGCCTACAGTGTTACGCAAAAGACAATCTTCTTTCACTGAATCAAAATGTCTGCGTCTCATCATTTCTGCGTCAGGATCAATTTGAAATCCCACAGTTTTAATAAAATTTTGTTTTGGATGAGATTTATAAAGTTCTAATATCTGCTCTTCTCCTAGTCTATCTATAAGAATATCTATGTGTCGGTGTATGTTTTTATAAAAATATTCTTTGTGATTACTGATCTGTTGATTTACCAAATCCATCCATGTTTTGAGATCTTTACGAATTCCCTGAGTGATCTTTTGTTTGATTTTATCTCTATGTTTTTCTAAATTGAATCTAGATTTATTTTTTGTTTCGATGATCCAATGAATCATTCCGGCAGTATGGCGCTCGTCAAATTCAATGTGTTTGCAGGCATCTGAGACATTGACTAATTCAATCAAAAATCTAGCGATTTCTTTGTCGTTAAGTAGAAGTTTCATTTAATATTTTCCATGCTGTGCCATTGGCTATTTCGTCAGATGTAAATTGACCGTAGGCCAATGAGTGACAGTGTTGTGCAACCAATGAGGAATCCGGATACCACGGTGCGGCAATTTTTGTAAAATCAGTTAGAGCTAGAGGACTTGCCGCACACGGAACAGTGACGAACGCAGGTACACCATAGGCAATAGATTCCATTGCAGCAATACTGTTAAACGCAACTGTGGCAAAAATTTTCTGATCTAAAGCGTTATAGATGCTGTCACCGTTTCTGGAAGATCTTGATCCTTTGTGTCTAATTACAATCTGCATATCTGTGTGTTTTTTTATAGTAGCGACAGTTTCATCTAGCCATTGAGGCATGTCGTATCCAAAATAATGACAGGACTTGGGATTAGATACAATCAATAAAATTTTATCGCCGTCTTTTTTCCATCCCGGCCAACGCAGTCTATTATCACCGTTGACTAATGCTCGCCACCTATCTGCAGGTTTTGATTCTATTTTAGATTTTTGTAATTCGTTTTTTACGATTCTGTGATAAATTTTCTTTCCGTCTGGATTTCCTACACTAGTAAAATTCCCAAAATATCCAGTATCCATATAATAGAAATCTTCACCTCGATTTAGACAATCATGTATATGTTTTCTTTTTATTATTCCTCGAAATATAGCAGGTGATGATCCTGATATAGATTTTCTAAAGGTTCCTTCCCATGACGTATCATTAATTTCCATTTAACAACATCTCCATGGCTTTGCCGTTGCGCAATTCGCTGTTGTGGAATTGACCGTAGGCCAAATGGCAGGCCCATGCATATAATTTATCTTGGTCAGGATAGTACGGTTCGTTTATTTTAGATAGATCTTGAAGACTAACGGGTGAAGCTGCATTAGCCGGTGCTAGAGTAAACGCAGGTATTCCTTGGAATACAGCTTCTGTGGCTGCCACGCTGTTGAATGTGACTAATGCAAATACATCGTCGTTCAGGGCCTGTTCTAGTGTATCGTTAACCGTTCTATCTAATCTTTTAGGTGCTCGTTGTCTAACTACCACAGGTCTATCTGTGTATTTTTTTATTTCATTTACTGTATGCTCTAACCAAATATCTAGATCGTAGTCATAGAATCGCATGGGCTTTTCGTCTGGCTTGGCCAATAGTATTTTTCTTCCATCTTTCTTCCAGGGTTGAAATGTTTTGTTAAAATGTTTGAATCTATCATCTTTTCTCGGAATAATCTCGTCATGTTGTAGATTGTTCTTTACTATGCGATGCCAATATTTCCAACCGTTGGGGTTTGAATTGGTTCTTTCGTTGCCAAAATATCCAGTGTCCATGTAGTAAAAAGTTCTGGCATCTTCCCAACATTGATGCATCCACTTTTTCTTAAGTATGCCTCTTAACACAATCGAGTCAGTGCTATCGTCGTAATTAAAATCATCAGTTGAGGTTATTCTAGTATTGCATCCCTGTGCAAACATGTTGATATATGGATCCTTGCCATCCTTGCTTAAAAAGATCATAGGCCGTGCTGTAGACAATAATCTACATAAATTTTTTCTCGATGCCACTCGTTGGCAAAATCTCCTTGATCTGAAAATTCATGGAAGCAAGGTGTTCCTAAGGTATAGTGAACTAATTTCGCTTGAGGGTTACATTCGTATTCGATGTCCAACCAATTCCATTCTGCTGGTAACTCACCGACTAGGTTGTCAGCTAACCAGGTAAATCTATGTACCTGTGCTCCTGTAGCTGTTTGTATAAATTCAGGAGTAACTACAGCATTAGCAGGATGGCCGCAGTTCCAGAGAATAACGCTTGACCAATTTTTACAAGGATAGTCTTCGTTTTTAGAACCAAGATATTTTTCAGTCATTTTAGTTTTATAGTCGTGCTTAACAACCATAACTGCTTTTGACTCATCTCGCAATGCCCATAGTTTTTCAATATCGTCTCTCAACAACATGTCACCGTCCATGAATATTGCCCAACCTTTGTACTCCATGAGATGAGGAACAAGGAAACGACTGTAGATAAAATGATTACTACCGTCGGTATGTTTCTCTTCGTAGTCTTTTAATATATTCAATGCCAATGGATTGATACTCACTGGATGACTAGAATGTCTAATGATACTATTTGTGCATACATGATATGCTATGGCTTCTCGGGGGTCGTACCCGATAAAAATTGGAATCATTTTCTTTCTATATCCTCTTCAACGCATTGTTCACCGTACTGTATCTCTACGATTTTTAATGGGTGTTCGTAGGGATTAGTAAGTTGATGCCATTCTTGATTGACAATATGTAATTGATCGTGTTTGTTTAGTTCTGTAGGCGGTAGTTCAAAATCCAACGGAGTTGCTCTATTAACAACGGCTTGTCCTTCACTAACAATCCAATATTCAGCACGGTGGTTATGTCGTTGCATGCTTAGACTTTTGCCGGGATCAACTGTTAACTCTTTGACTTTCATTCCAGGTACTTCATGTAATACACGATAATAGCCCCATTGACGCTCTGTCCTAGGAGCCTTCCATTCTTCTAAGATCCATGAACTAGAATTAGCCTTATTAAATCCGCCAACACCAAATTCAAATTCTAGATTGCGATCCTCAAACTCCATTTCCGGAATGTTAGCATCTGTTCGGTCTCCGCCGTTGGCAAATATAATTTTGTGGTCTGGCCAGGTTTGCCTGGCTAATTTTATTGCTGACTTGGCACTGCCATCGTCATCATTAAACTCCAAAACAAAATCTACATCTTTGATATTTTTAACAATAGTCATTCGTTCATCCCAAGGCATAAATGCTCTGCCTTTTTTACGAATCAACCACGCATCAGAATTAACACCTACTACTAGCGTGTCTCCTAGTTGTTTTGCTGCTCGGAAGTAGGCAATATGCCCGGAATGTAGAGGATCAAATCCTCCGGTAACAAGTACAATAGTTTTCATGCAGATATTTATCTGCACATATTATTCAATAATTAAAGAGTGGCGTCTTCTAGGCCTGCGGTACGTAGTTTAACAATGTTACTCAATTGCCATTGCTTGATGTCTAAGGCCTTGATAATACCTAGCCATTTGTTACGTAGCAGGGCAAAGTCATTAATGATCTTTTCAAAATCTACAACATCAGCTTCACCTTCTACAAACTTTTCACAGTCTCTGGAACTGAGCTGACGTTGATAGTTTTCAAGATACTTACGAAAGTGTTGGCTACGAAGCCTTCGAAGCTCAATATTGAGATATTCTAGAATACCTTCAATTTCTTGCAATTGATTGAATCGAGTTTCTACGATGCCAGGCATCTGCGCAGAGGCTTTCTCGATGCTTCCCGTTACACGGACATCTTGTTTTGCTGAAAGTAATTCAGCTTCATAATAGGCCACAGCATCGGGAATATTCGAAATATCCTTGGAAACTCGATCATACCAATTCATTTATTCCTCGTCGTCTTCGTGTTCTTCTTCGATTTCCTCACCATCGATTGCGTAATCGATAGCATCGTCTAGATAGGGATCCACTCCTTGTAGTGACTCTAACACAGAATCTTTGATGCCGTGATCTAATAATGCATTGACAAAATCAGCAGCAACATCAGCTCGTTGTTTCTCTGGTATATGACCAATTACTACATTCCATATATCGGCGATTAAATCTTCCTTCATTCGGCTTCCTCCAAGTCTGGTTCAACTGTAGTAGTTATCTCAGAAATGGATTTTTCACCGTGTTTTGATACATCTGCCATGGCCTTGTCGAGACCGAGATTGTCATTGCGTTCCCAGGCCTTGCGGAACTGTTTGATGATCTCGCCATCGGCAGTGGTGTAGACTAGGCTGTTTCCTTCTTTCTTGAGCATGCCTTTGGCTTCGAACAGGTCCACCAGTCCACTATATGGATTCATACCTGTTTCATAAGGAA